TTTTTAAGTATATGCTAACATTCACAGATCTAACAGTTACATCTGTTAGGTCTGGAGTACCTACATTACAAAGCACCATAGATGTCACTGCTGATTGTTGTTCAGTACCTCCCGATGCTCCGGTATCTGTACTTTTAAAAACCACAGCTGGGCTGGTTAACGACGAAGAATTTACTGCTGAACTTGTAATCATATGTTTTTCTCTTTAAAATATCATGCTAAAAAGCACGGCTTTATTTTTACTTATTAATTCACCTTGCTGATAGTAGGTATTTGCACTATCATTTACAAAATATACTCCACTTGTTCCAATGTCAGGATCAGCAGCGTATATTAACGAAGCTGATGATACATAGGTTGGAGGTGTTGGTCTTTGAGTTAATTGTAAGGCATAGTTAGTTGCTAATTTACCTGTACCTTGTGTGGTCATTACAATATTATCATCGACATTAATTGCTAATATTTCATTGTCTTCATATTGTAGAGTTTGTATAGTCGCGTATGTTTTATAGAAAACAGCGTTAATATCATTATCAACGACTATGCTGATAAGATCAACCACTGGTTGTGACGCATATGGTCCAACCGATGGGGGGAAATTAGTTAACAGATCTAACGCATCTGATGTATCAAATGCAACTACGCGAGTGTTTCCTCTTAAAATTTGATACGTTGGATTGTTTTGTACAGCTTCGTCAACATATTTTTTATTTGGAATATCGTCATCACTTGTAACATTTAATTCGTAATTTGTTGTACCAAGTACGGATAATACTCCAGCACCTGTGCTGATCAGATTTAAGTCGCCGTTTGGATTTGCTGCTGTTGGTTCTGTTAGTATTTGATTTACTACCAATCGACTTTCTTCAAAATTGTATGATCCTTCAGTACCGCCTGCAATTATCCAGGCATCTGAATTTTCATTGTACAGCAAGAAACTGTCGCCGGTTGCTGCTATACCTCTATCTACACGAATACCTGCGTAGGTTAAGGTTACTCCAGCTCCAGTTTCGCCGTTGTTTACTGTGATAATATTATCAACTACATCTAAATTTGCAGCAGAGATGGTTAATGTATCACCTTCGACGATAAGATTGCCCGTAACACGCAATTCACCAACCCCAGGTCCGGTATCAACAGTTACCCTGTTACCGATAGGAGTTTTGATGTTATAGTCGCCGTTGACTTTTAGAAACTCACCCATGCTTAAATCCTAATTTAGATTGCTGTTAAAACAATATAATCTGCTGATGAATCGTTTTCTAAGTACCAAGTGTAACGTGTAGCATCGTGGTTAGTAGCAGCATTTGAATCTTCACCGCGGTTAAATCCACCGCTTAATACTGGGCTTGATGGAAAACCGTGAGCCACTTTGCGTGTAATTTTAGCGATTGGTACTAGATTTTGATCTAATAATCCTGTTGTAGAGCCTCGCATTAAAATCTCGCCGTTGGCGTTTGGTGTTGTATCAACTAGCTTTCCTACTTTTCTAATACCGTCATAAAACAATGCTACCCCTGCGTTTGTTGCTGTAGCTGCATTAGAAATAGTGATAGATGATGTACTAACAATAGATTCAATCACAGAACCGTCTGGAATACCTACTCCGTGTATTGCAGAACCTACTGAAAATTCGTATTGTGCATCTGTAGGGTCTGTACTAACTGATGTAATTGTTTTACTGCCTAACGTGGTATTTCCAGTTACAGCACTAGCCATACCAAATTGTCTTGCAACAACAAATGTATTTGCACCTCGTTGTTTAACTATAGAATAATCTGTAGCTAATGCTGAGCTAAAGTAACCACTTACTGTAATTCCTGTATTTGCACCAATACCATTTCTAATTGCATCTGTACCTCGCACATCTTTTCTTAATGGACGTCCCATTTTGTTTCTCCTTAATTTGACGTTTTAGGTCTACGGGGATGGTTACCCCATAAGTCTTGCCCTATGCAAGTTCTTTCATAGACATTATATTTATCTTTTGCTGAGCAATGCCATAAGCTCTATTTTTTCTACCGTTAATAATACCCTATTAATTTCGTCTATGGCTTCTTGGGCACGCTCTAAATAAATTTTTTTATGTGTTTGTCTATAGCCTATTAGTGCTTCACTGTATTTTTTAATAAACTGTTCTACAATGTTTTCTATTTTAACAACATCGTGTTTAAACATTGGAAAACGTTGTTTCCATTTATTAATCATCTGTCGTATTTTTGGAAAATCTTTTTCTGATGTAATGTGCATATAGATATTTAAGTCAAACAAAAAGGACCCGAGGGTCCTTTTTGAACTTGCTTTACTTGAACTACTTCTTAGGAGAATTTCAAGTTAGCTGTTGTAACAGCAACTTTTCCTAAGTAGTCAGCTGCATTACCAAGTGATGATGCAGTATTTGTTAACTCAACATAACCATAACGTGTCATGAAGCTAACTACTGGTTCAAATGTAGCTGGATCTAACACAACACCGCTTGACATCAATGGGATGTATGGGCAGTAGAATGCTGCTGCGTCAGATTCGCTAGAACCTTTGTAACCAACTAATACGTCATCAGTTGTAGCATAACCGTTAACATAAACACGCATTGCTGAATTCAATGTACCAACAAACTTAGTGTTTGTAGGAGCTTCGAATGTACCTTCTGTAGTACGTGCAAATGCTGATGTTGTTGCTGATTGAAGGATTGTTAATGTCGTTGGAGACACAACAGCCCAGTTACCAGCACCACGACGTGTACGTTGTGCAATCAAGTTAGCTGTACGGTTGATTTGAACAGCTAAAGCAGCATGCTCGTCACCAACGAATGTAGCAGTACCTGATACAAAACCTTGATCGTATGTTAATACAGTTCCAGCTAAGTTAGATAAAGAAGAAATAACTTCTTGATCGATTTCAGCTGTAATTTCTTGTGCTAAAGCAGCCATGATTTCCGCTTCGATGTCAATGCCTTGTTGGGCTTGTGCATCTTGAGCAGCTTCAAACGTCCAGCGAGCTGACAATTTACGTGTCTTAGCTTCAACTGTTTGTTTCAAGATTTGAATGCTTAAACGGTTACCAGCTGTACCTTCTAAAGCCGCTGTTGAAGCAGCTCTGTCAGTGGCAGCAGCACCGGAATAACCTTCTGCAATCTTGAATGGGCTTAATGCCTCATCACCAGCTGTTGTATCTGTACCGTTTGTGCTGTTAAAGCTATCGCTGTAACGAACACGTAAAGTATGGATTTGGCCAACTGGGCCAGTCATTGGTTGTACACCTACTAACTCGTTAGCAATAACGGTAGGCATAACACGTCTGATCACTGGAAGGATCACACGATTTAAAGTTGCAACGTTGCCAGATGATGTTGCGCCAGCAGTAGCAGACTCAGCCAAATACTTGCGGGTATTTTCGAGAGTCGTTGCCATTACTGAACGCTTGTTACCTTGAAGACCTTCTAAAAGGGCTTCTTTAGTTTCACTCCAGCGTGACTCGAGTAATTGTGACATTATAGTTCTCCTTAAACTTTTAGTCCCGCAAGCCTGCGGATGTCAAAAATCTCAGCACCTTTTTCTTCAGTGCTGATTGTTTGTGCCTGCTTATTGCCTGTAATTTCTTTAGCCTCTGTTAATGCTTTTTTAGACGGAGTGCCACCATTCATTACCGCTGGTAGATACTTGTCAAAAGCATTGTATAATTTATCAGTTTGAACTGATTCTAGTAATTCGCTCATTACAGAACGCTTGTCACCACCTAACGGACCTAACAATTCAGACATAACGTCCTTACGTTGAGCACCTTCTTTGATAACTGCAATTTCTTTTTCTTTGCTTGTTACTAGTGTTTGTGTTTCTGCAACAATTTTTGCTGCTTCTTCAAGTTCTTGAGCTTTTTGATCAATAACTTTTAGAAGTTTAGCTGTCTCTGATTTCTCATTGAGATGGCTTGCAGCATACTCACTTGCAAATGATTCAAAAATTCTGCGACCAAAATCATTTCTGCGAGCAGCATCAATGTCTTCTTTCAACTGTGTCATTTCAGATTTAATACCTTTCGATACTGTTTCTTTGATGATTTGAGCTGACTTAGCAATAAAATCGTTCTTAACTGTTTCAAATTTAGCCTTGCTTTCGCGAACTAATTTTACTTTAGTTTCGGCTAAATCTTTCTTGTCAGCGTGGAATTCTGCGATTTCTTTCGCTAGTGCGTCCACAATGAATGATTCATATTTTGCAACATTGCCTGCCACTGCTTTGCGATCTTCGTGTAGTTCTGCAATTTCTTTCTTAAGATTATTAAGAATGAAAGATTCTAAAACGCTAGCATCTTCTTGCATTTTTGCTGCATATTTTGCACGAGCTTCGATAAGTCCTTGACGGTCTTCTGCCAATTCACCTAGTTCTGCTTGTAGGCGATCTGCTAGCATAGATTCAACAGCTTCTACCATAGCGCCTTTATCGTGTTCATATTTTTGAGCAAACTCTTCACGGAGTTCAGCTGTAACTTGATCACGGTTTTCTTGAATTCTGCTATTCCAAGCAGTTTCAATTTCCGATTTAATTTCCTCGGAAATCACATTGTTTTCAAACAATTGTTTTACAATATCTAACATGTGATTCTCCTCGTTTTATTTGAGACCCTTGATGATTTTCACCAAGCTCTCTTTTAGATAACGTTGTGCCTTTGGGTCGCCTTGAATTTCTTGCGCAATTTTAAGTGCCTGGTATCCACCTTGATTATTCATCAAGTGTTCGTAAACTGGTGTAGGGTAAGCTCCAGGAGCTGATGGTTGAGCAACAACATCTACAGTAATAATTTCAAATCCTTGAACATTACCGCTGCCGTCAACTTCACCTGATCCTCTTGAGCTAACACCTAATTTAACTCCCGACGTGAGCATAGTTTCAATCAACTTGCCCATGGGTGTCGGGAGTATTTTAAGTTTTCCGTAGCCGTTAGGTCCATCCATCCACATTTTCGTGATCATATGGCTAACGCGGTCAAGATTAATACGTAAATCTGCAGGATGATCAACTTCACCTAGCACGGAGTAACCGCCAGCGATCTGCTCGTTGAGCGTTTTGACAGCCTTGCCAATTTCTTGAGAAGAATAAACACGTTGGTTCTGATTTCTGATATCACCTTGAATACAGATACCGTTTAAATGTAACGACTTACCGCCGTTACCATCTTCTTCGCTCTCTAAGACAATCTTAGCCTGATCGTAACTCAAATGTTCTGCTAGTGTTAATCTGTTGTTCACCTAGTTATTTCCTCTTAACGTTTACCACGGAAAAGACTGCCGGTGTTATCTGCTTGTTCAGCAGCACCTTTTTTCTCTGCACCATGTCCAGCTTCTTTTGTTGAGAAAGCATTACCTGCTTTACCGCCTGGAACATTGATATTACCTGCATTATCTTCTTTAGGTTTGTTACCTGCTAAACCACCTGCTGTACCTTTTGAAGATGAATCTTCTTTGCTGCTTAGAATGTTAGCAGTTGTACCGCCCATGTCATTCTTCATGTTGTCGATTGTTGACTTAGTGTTGTCAGCTTTTTCAGCAGCACCTTTCTTTTCAGCACCGTGACCTGCTGGAACTTTCTCAACATATTCACGTACTGTTTCTAATTCTGGTTCAAAAGCGTCCATTTTTGGCTCTTCTTCACCGCCCATTTCATGCTCGCCTTCTTCACCTTTTAATTCATCGAATTTAGCTTGAAGTTCGTCAACGATAGCTTCTAGGTCTTGAAATAATTCTTCTTCGCCTTTTTCAGCTTCTTCTTCGCCGTCTTCTTCAGCATTTAATTCTGATTCTAAGTCGTCAGTTGGATCACCGCCCATCTCGTCATCTGCTTCGATAGCGATATCTTCAAATCCTTCTTCAACTTCGTCTTCATCTTCATCTGTTGACTCGTCAACTTTTTCGTCTTCTGCATCTTCATCTTTAGCTGCTTCTTCAACTTCTTCTTCTTCTTCTTTTGATTCTTCTGAAATTTCAGATTCAATCAATTCTTCGTAAATTTCACGTGATTTTGATACTACGTATTCGTGGAAGAGCTCTTCTGCTCTTGCTTGATCGTCATTTACCAAATGCTCTAGCATTTGTTCGATAATTTTCTTATCTGCCATGTTATTCTCCTAAAATTTATATTGATGACTCGGCTGTCGAATTATTTAACACACATTTTAAAAAATGGCATTAAATGGTACTTTTTTGATCGGTTTGTTCGTTATATATAGTGCCTGGAAATTTTTGTTCAAAAGTTGTAAAATGTATGTGGCTAAGGTTTGGTAAGGTGGAGCCTAGTTTATCTGGAATATATGCGTCTGGTGTGATTACTCTAAAAAATTTAGTGTGTTTGAATTCTTTAATTACTTTTTCTGTTTGATTTAACCAATTACCGTGGAACGTAGCAGAATCTGTTGACTTTTTATAGTTAAAAGTGTCAGCATAGACGTTGTTAAATTTGCCGTTATTTCCCTGATAATCAAAGCCAATTATATATATTTCCTTGTGTCCTTGGCTGGCTGCAAACCATAATGCTGTAGGTCCAGAACTCCATCCTTTATGCGGAGTAAAAAAATTTATGTTGGCTTTAGAACTGATGCCTTTGTTAGGATTAGTCCATACTTGGTGTATTCTATGATAGCCTGCCGCTATGATTTCGTTAACCATTTTAACATCAACAGCTATCAAATAATGAGGAGCTATCTCTCGATATAAGGCATTACAACCATATAAAGTTCCTAGAGATTTCAAAGATGTTGGATTAACTGCCGTTCTACTGCGTCCATTCCCAAGTACGAATGCGGTGTTATCAGGCTGCTGTTTCTTCACTTACTGGGGTCGCATACATTTGTTGGATGAATCCCAGCTCAGATTGGTGTTCAGCGTTGTGGGCTTCTGCTTGAAGTCTTAGCTGATTGATTTGGCGTAATGTTAGCCTTACTTTACGAGTATCTTCTTTTTCAACAACAGAACTATCACGTTTGTTGTCGTAGCGACGATCAACAGCAAAATCGTTGTTGTTGTCATTAAAATAGATGAATTCACGTAGAAGCATGTTTATATTTATATTATTGAGCTGGGGTTTCGATTGCTGCTGCTTCACCTTCTGCCCCGGGTTCTGCGGCTGCTGCCATATCTTCGGGTGCTTCAGTGTCTTGGCTTGTTTGATCTGCTGCTATTCCACCAGGAGTAATTCCTGCTGAACGTAGTTCTGCTGCTGCGTTTGTTGGTGCTTCAAGTTTCGCTCCGTTTTCTTCTTTCCATTGTTGTTCGTTTTCTGTGATCTCTTCTTGTGATAATCCTAAGAATCGTTTCATAGCAAACCGTTTACTCATGTACGGAACTTCTTGTAACTGTGCAAATGTTGTTACACGGGCAGTATCGAGTTCTGACTGGCGATATGCTGCAAAGTTCTGTGGGTGATTAAATTTGAGTTCAAATAAACTTGAATCAATATTGATACCCTGTGTCTGTAACCAAAGTTTAAAT